GCTATCCGGTACACCTGGCCACCTGCCGAGATAATCTCGAGCTTATACCACGCGCTCCGCCACGTGTACCCAACGGTCGTCTCTTTCGGAAAGTTAACCCACAGCACGCCGTCTGCCCCGAGAGCCGCTGCATTACCCGCATCGTCACGCCCGCCGAGTCTGCCGTCCTCAGTGGTCAGTGTATCTATCGGGTTACCGCTAAACCTCGCCACCGTGGGGCTTGCGTAAATCGTAAGCTTCGCTCTGTAGCCCGTAAGGTCAATCGCCTTTTGGCTCATGTCCCTTAGCTGTAACGCATACACCGTGTCCGCCCCGCGGTCAAACACCGGGTTCAGCGGTACCGACTGAATGAAAAGGTTAAGCTCTTCTGCCATCAGCAACCCCCAGAGGCGTTAAGCCGCCTGCATATCTCATTAATCTTCTCTATCACCGCTTTCAGGTCTGCCGACGAAGACAGCCCCTTAAGCTCCGTCATCCCCGCGCGGCTCCCCGTCACAATCTCAAGCGACTGTTTCACAGGCTCCAGCGCCCGCGCAAGCTCGGGGGATAACCCGAATACCGAGATTGTCGGCTTACGCATAATTGTTGGTTTTATAGCCATCTATGCTCCTTATTGCGGCGAGGCTAGCTCACGCATCGTGGACGCCATGGTGAAGCTCGTAACGTCAAGGTTACCCTGAAGCTTCACTTCCCAGCTGTAGGCTTTCACAGGGGGCACCCGCACAGCCTTGGGCGACGTGAACCGCTTCACATATATCGCTTCCCCGTCCGCATAAAGCGTAACCTGCACATAGCGGTAACTCGCTTCATCAATCAGTGGTTTCAGGAGCGAGCCGTCTACCTCGTGGGTATTAACAGGAACCGTGTTCAATGCCCCCTCTAACCCCAGCAGGTTATCTTTGTACGTCGCCCACACCGTCTGATTGTAGCTAACCAGCTCAGCCGCCTTTGCTTTCCACTGCTCAACGTAGCGATTACCCGAGTAGTCAGCGTCAACTTTCATCGCCGAGAAAGACGTAGAGTATTGATAGCTGAAGCGCTTACTCTTCCACTCGTACACCTCTTTATTGATATCGTCGGCGTCAAGCTGGTACACCTTGTTGTCCGTCTCCGACAGAGCGAAGATTCGCCCCGTCCCTCGCTGAACAAACAGACTTACAGGGTTAAACCCATAAGTTGTCATTGGCGGGGTGTCACCACGAGCAAACACCAGCATCTCGCGGCTGTTGCCTGCCTTATAGGCACACATGTAGAGGTTGTTGTACATCGCCGCAAGCATTGTTGACGGTGTGTAAGTTGCCCACGTATCCTGGTCAACAAGGCTCCGTGTAAACACGTCAATCTGACCCGCCGCTACCGCTACAAGCCCATAAGGTGAGGCGTACAGCACGCCGTACTGGTCGTAGGCGATAGAGCGCTTAGACACACACGGCTGGTTCATCGGAAGCTTCTCCTGGGTGACTGAGCTCGGGTGCGCGCCGGTAACCGTGTACGGCTGCCTCGTCGTGCATACAACAAGTGTCGTACCATACACCCCCAGCCCTACAATCGGACTGTCCGTTGTCAACATGTAGTTGGATGGCCAGGCGTGAGGAAGGTACGGCTCGGAGAACCAAATCTGATTTCCAACAAAGCCAGCCAGATAGCCGTTAGGCATGGAGACGAGCCCCTTCAGCCCCTCAGGCGGAGGGCTGTAATAGAGCGAATCCATCTCTTTCCCAAGCTGTACTGTCGTTCGAGTGTCTACGTAGCACGAGTCGCTGAAACTCACGCCGTTCATCGACACCCCAGACGCTGGGAACTTGTGATTAATAAGATCAATCTGGTCTACCAGCATGTAGGTGGAGTTCTCATTCCCCGTCACCTGCCGATAAATCCGTACCTTGACAATGTTGTAGTGGTCAGTCGGCGGATTGGCAAACCCTGAAAGCTTCACAGACCCACCGCTATAATATGCTGTGCATGTGGCCCCGTCTGCCGGAGAACCCTCTTCCAGCACGGAGCCAAACTGGTTTACGTAAGTGTAGGTATAAACCCTAGTCTGTGTATTTTCCGCTGACGTATCGCTCGCCGGGGTAACCTCGCACGTCAACGCGGCTGCTGGGTGGGGTACGCCCATATACTGCCAATTGCGAGGATATGCCCCCGTACCACTCTCAGTTGCCAGAGACCAATTCGTCTTTTTACAGATGCCACCCTCCGAATAGTACAGCCGGAACTCGTCCTGATCATACAGCGGACCATAGCAAATGTCCGTGTCAACCGGGAACTCCAGCCACACGGACACCCCGTTGCCCTCCATATTGAAAATGGTCTGTACCACGGAGCTAACGCAAGTATGTACCGCCTTTGGCAACCTCCATGGACGAAGTTCACCGCTCGCCAGCTTTACGTTTCTCGCCACCTGACCGTTGTTCGTCGGAAGCTGTGAAGCACTGATACGAGGAACAATACCGGAAAAGTTTTCAAGCGCTATATTCATTTGCTGGCTGTCTCCGCCTGCTTATACATCCGTACACACGTCTCTAGGGCTGAGTGCTCTTCCCGAGCGATTCCTGCTCCTTCTGAAGCCAACTCTGCACCTTCGAGAAGTGCTCCGAGGAGGTCTGGCTCGCCGCCTGTGCTTCCACTTCCTTTGGAAGCGGCTGAAGCTTTATTTGCCCGCACGGTGCCTGCCTGCTGGCGCAGGCGGTTAAGCTCAGCACGAAGAGACCTGATAGCAGCAGCATCACTGGTTTTCTTAGCTTCATACTGCTCCACCTCATCCTTCTGCTGGTTCGCTAAAACTGTCTGGCGTGCCTCTGCCTGAGCAGTAAGCACTGTGAGCTGATTCTCCGCCGAGAGGTATTTTTCACGGTAGTAATATAATCCCGTGCTGAGAGATACCAGCGCCACTCCGCATACAGCCCAGGCAGCTACCCGCCAGTTCATTTATTCTACCTTCTTCACCACCGACGCGGGCTTAACCACACGCCCCGCACGTACGGGTTTACCCGTGGCGTCTACCTTGTCAGCAAGCTCCTGAATGGCGGCAACCAGCACAGGAATAAGCCTTACGAGGTCAACACGTGCCATGCCTACACCGTCGATATCAGCGGCATGGGGGGCGGCTTTACCAACATCCACGCCGTCCACACCATACGTGGTACCACCGCCAAGACCCGTTTCCGTGAACTTCACAGGGGTGATTTTTCTCACAGCATCGAGCGCACCCTTAATCTCTTCGCGGTCAGCCATAAAGCGACCATCCATCAACGTAAATGCCATTACTTCCTCTCCTTCAATTCATTAACCTCAGCCTGAAGCCTGTCTACCGTCGCCGAGAGCTGCTGAATAGCGGCAATCAGCGCGGCCGACACACAACTGTAGTCCACTGAGTAAATACCCTGCCGTGAACGCCCCACGGCCTCGGGGATGACCTTCTCAGCGTCCTGAGCGATAAGCCCCAGCCGGTCAGGCTCAACCTCACTATGCTCGCCCTTCCACTTAAACCGCACAGGCTTCAGGCGGTTAATATCAGAGAGAGCACTCGCAGGGTTCATAGCCCGGATATCGGTCTTCAGCCGACGGTCAGATGTTGAGCGAAACGAGTTAGACTGAGTCTGACCCGTAACATACAGGTCCCCATTAACCCGTGCGCCAGAGTCAGCCGTAAGATAGCCGCCAGAGGAAAACGCCTTGCCCGCTCGCAAATCCCCACTCACCGTACCACCAGTAAGCAGGAGATACCGCCCGTCAGCGTCAGACTTCGTGTAGTAGTTGCTGGTCACCGTGGACTGGTTCGCCGTGACCGTCGTAGAAAGCGAGGACACGGTGGATGACACTGAGTCAATCTGAGACTGAAGAGTCTTAGTAACGGCGCTGTCCGCCGACGTGTAGGCCTCATTAATCTCAGCCACCTTCTCTGCCAGTGTATCCTCGGACACCTTGTCGTTGAAGAGCGCCGCAGTCGGGCGGAGGTCAAAGCCAGCGCCGGCATCATACTTACGTGCCGTTGTGCCATCCTGCCCACGAAGCACCGTCAGTGTGTCCCCAGAGCGCTGAGTAACCTTCACTATCTCAACGTTATTATCCGCGTCGTACAGCGTCCCAAAGAACCACGTCTTCCCATCAACCGCCGCGGGGAAAAGCTCACCCGTACCACCAGCGAGCACAATCTGTGTCGCCGTTGCATTAATAGAGGCACTGATTGTAGTCACCGCCCCGTTAGTAGCCAAAGCACCCATCAGCACCACCTGTTATAAATAACTCGCCCGCCAACCTTGGTATAGTCCTTATTGGCTTCGAGTCGAATCTGAGAGACCCCAACGCGGAACGCTGTTCCATAAGTCGCTGACAGCCCCGCGTCGCTCCACGTCTGCCCCGCAAGGGAGAACACACGGGAAAGCGCCCCGTTAACCACTACGTCCGCGTAGTCTTCATAGAGCGTTTCCGGAACTTCAAACGCGTCACGCTTTATTGTGGCGGCGCACTCACACGACACTTCAAACGCCTCCTGTGGAGCAGGCACAAGCACCAACTCATCAGGAGATCGGAAGAGATATACCCGCGGGCCCCCAATATCACCCCGCCACGATACAGGATAGGCGTAGGTATCCAACTGCTCCGCGGTCACCGGAGAGAGCTGCCACCAGCCGGTATCCTCAGGCTTCTTAATCATGACATTCTTCATCAGCACAGGGGATAACCCATACGGAAGACTCAGCGTGTACTTCCCTTCACCTGGAACCGTCGTAAAACGATAGGTCTCAGTTACACAAAGAGAATCTTCCATCAACTGACGGCAGGTGTCGGATACCGCGCGCCTCGCCACAAAAGCCGGAAGATTCTCTGCGAAAGGAAGTACCCGCGGGAGAAACTTATCTACGGATACCAACCTCATTCAGTCCCTCCATTAGGGTTTATCGGTGTACCCTTTACCATCACACTATTCGGTGTCACCCGTGCCCTCTGCTGAAGCTGAGTCTGCAACCCAACCGCTGCGGAGTTAAAGAACGCCTGCGCCGCGTTCGCGCCCGGTGTGTAATCAGAATCCTTGCACTGGCAACGATACACCGCATAGTCCACCATCGAGGGAATGTAGGAAACCTCGATAGGCACCACGGAGTCAACACCGTTTGCCGTGTCGTACCGCATCGGCTCAGGAACCGCAGAGTACGTTACCTCTACGTGTCCTTCACCATTATTCGGTGGATAACACCAGAACACCTTGGGCTCTCTGTCATCGTAAACATAGTTCTCAACCTCAAGTGCCTCGGGCTCCGAGTGCCACATGGGATTGAACGCGTCAAGGAGTTCTCGTGTTACCAGCCGAACCGGGGACATGGCGTTGCCGTCACTGCCCACGTTTCGACTGATAGTTTGAAGGCTCCAGGTGTCAGACGGCAGCACCTGCCGCGTTCCCCTCGAAAGATTAACTACCGAAGTCTTGGTATACGCCCCCGGATAAGCCGCGAGGCACACCAGCGCTTCGTTCAGCCACATCAGGATTTCCTGGTCGTCCCAACGAACGCCGTCTTCGTCCTGAAGGATGAAGTGAATCTTGTGGAGAAGCTCAGATACTGTCGTCATTCACCGTTGAGAGGAGGTTGCCCCCCTCTCACCTTTCATCAGCCAGCAACAATCAGCGGAGCCAGAGCCTGACCCTGCGTCACAGCAGAGCCCCAGACCTGGAGGCCACGAATCAGCTGACCAAAGTCGCTCGGGTTCTGGAGGTTCTCAACCTTCGTGATCTGAGAAGCAAACGAAATGCCGCTCTTATGACCAGCGAAGATAAGATGACGAGCCAGAGCACTAGTGGCCGCAGTGGTGTTATCCCACGCTTTCCCGGCGACGCCACGCGGGAGCTGGTTGGACAGATAGATCGTAAAGCGATCAATCGAACCAATCTTACCGTTGCGAAGAATAGACTTCGGGTCACCCATGAACTGTGCCTGAGCAAGGTTGGACTGCATCAGGAGCTGGCGTTCATAAGGCGTCATCACCAGATAGCGACCCTCTTCCGGAACATTTGCCTCGTCCAGCACGGTAGAGAGCATCGTGATGTAAGAGAGAATGTTATCGGAAGTCAGCGCAACCGGAGCCGCGTCCGTACCAAGGTTGTACTTACCCGTGGAAGCGCCAGCCGTAGCACCAGCGTTCTTATCCCACACAGCGGCTTTGCCAGAAGCGGAGGTCTTCAGCGCCCCCTTGTCATCAAAGAACGTGTTATAAAGCACGTTCGAATCAACCTTCAGCTTGAGCTGAGTTGCCGCGTCATCCGTGAAGGTGGACATCAGGTTAGGCTTAGACTGGTACTCAAAAACATCGTTCACGTTGATGCCGAAGTAGGCGGCGTGGTCAATCTTCAGAGTAATCACTTCCGGAGTGGGAACTTCATACTCCAGCTGCATACCAATCTTGTAGTCTTTCACCGTGAGGGTCGGGATGGTATTAATCATCACCGTATCACCCAGCGCGGAAATCTCACCCTGCCAATCAGTGTTGGCAATTTCACCAAACACGGACGAAGCGTAGAACTTCGTCGCAAGCTTTCCCGACCAGAGGGTCGGAATAAAGGTACCAGAGTAGCCCGTGGTCGGGGCGGTAACATTAGTACCAGCCGCGTAAAACTTGTCGTTTACCGGAGTAACAGTTGTAACTGCCATATATTTAAGCTCCTATCAAGTGTTGCTCCGGTGCGTGTCACATGCGGACTCGCCCCTCAGCAACTGCCTGATCAATTTCCCGTTCCATAGCGGCAGCCTCCTCAGACGTGAACTCGTGCCGACGGAGCGCTTCGTAGAAATGCTGAATATCCGCCTGCGTGTATACACGCTTCGTAGCGCCCGAAGGCTCTACAGCACTCGCACGACCCGAAGGGGTCACCTGACGACGAAGGGCTTTCTCAGCTTTGGCCTCACGGGGCTTCCCACTATAAGCCCCCGTAGCCTGACGATATGCAAGGAAAATGTCGGCAGTACGCCGGGCGTCAAGCGCCTGATAAGCCTCATCCAGCGCCTGCTTACGCAGACCGCCGGCGAACGGGTCACGTTCAGAGAGCCAGTCAATAAACGCCTGATCAGAGTTCTGCTGTTCCCAACCCGGTACCAGTGCCGTGAGGCGATCCTGATACTGCTGAAGTGTGTTCTGATAAGACACCCCCCTCAGCCGGTTAAGCTCAGCTTTCATCTCTTCAACGTCGTTTTTCAGACTGGAAGCCTCCTGAGAGTACTGCGTCGCTTCCTGCTTCGCGGCACGACGGGCAAGGTCTACCACGTCAGCACCAAAAACTTCAGCGTCTTCGTCTGTAATGTACTTTTTCCCCGCTTCCTGCTGGGCAATGGATTCCCGAAGCTCCTTCACCTGAGCGGCATAGGCGCTGAGCTTGGCTTCAAGCTCCTCGTTCTGCTTCTTCATGCGAGGCACTTCTGCGTTGTACATACCCTGAAGGGTTCTGTACTTCGCTTCCCATTTATCCCCCTCAGGCTTCGAGGGTTCCGTAGGTTCCTGCGTAGCGGTGTTCTCAGCCTCAGTCTCCGTTGACTCAACTTCTTCAGCAGGCTCAGGTGACACCTGGGCTTCTTCCTGTGGATTACCCACAATCTGCTTCTGAATCTCGTCCGCGCGGTCTGCGGCTTCCTGAACTGCTTTAGGCAGTGCCATACTCTTCTCCTTGCACCTCCGGCTTTACGGTCTGGTGCGCTTTAAATATTCCGCGGAATTCTCCACGGAGTCCAAAAGATCCGACAGAATAATTGCTTCACCCTGTGCCCGAAAGATGGTTTGCAAGTCCACCCCTTCAAGCAACTGGCGCTCAGCCTTACTCTTCTTCTCTTTCAGGTACTCAATCAAAGCCATGAACCGTGGCTCTCGTAAGTCCAAAAAGTTACGGTACAAACGTGCTTGGTCAATAGCCATAATTAAGTACCCTTAAATTATACCCTTGGTGATTTCCCTTATCAACTCGCAGTCTGTGCCTGCGCGTTTGCCATCGGAGACCCGTTCTGAAGATTCCGCTGATCCATGCCAGTTTGTGGCTTCGCCGGTGTTCCGCCTGCCTGAGCCTGGCCGTTTGCCTGAGCCTGCTGTGCCGCCTGCTGTTGCAGCACCTGCTGCATCGCCAGCTCAGCTTGCCGTGCCTTCAATACAGGAAGCGACGGAACAATCTTATCCGTGTCCATACCCAGCTGCTTAGCCACTTCGCGAAGCATGTAGGCGATGCCTTCAGGGCCCACAATCTGATTCACCACCGGGTTGGAAAGTGCCACATTCAAGAACTCGTTCAGACGCTGGCTCTGCTGCTCTGCTGCGGTGAGCGCCATCACGCCCTTCACAACAATGTTCACGTCGCCCTTCAACTCAGGATCAGGGAGATAGCGCATATTGTACATATAGAGCCGCTCAATTGCCGGCTTCATGATGCGATCAATCGATGCCACCACACCCTTGATGGTTTTACCGGCGTTCGAAAGTAACATAGAAAGCCCACTCGCTGTGCGCCCAGCACCACCCGAAACGCCACTACCCGTCATATAGCGAGGAATCCCCGTGTGCTCGTCCGCCAGCGTGCTGAACTGCTGATAAATCGCCATCAGTTCAGAAGAGTTGGACCCCGGCTGGAAGAACGAAATCGGAGCCCCCGAGGTCATCGAAGACTCACTGTTCACCTGCCAAATCTTCCACGGGGACAGCTCCGAGATGGCTTCTCCCTTCGGAAGCTTCGACGTGTCAACGACCACCTGCGGACCCGACGCGATCGACATGTTGTTAACCAGCGACCGCGCTGCCGCGTTACATACCGCCTGCACGTCCCGACAGAGGTCAGGTACCGAATTCCCCCAGAAGCTCCCTGGCACGTTCTCCCACGACGTCTTATAGTACGGCTTTCGATGGAGAGGATCCGGATTCAGCACCGCCCGAATCACGTAGTTACCAACGAGCCAGGCGTTGATAGCATACTCAGCAAGCGGGTCAGACACCTCATCCTCGTCCATTCCCCACTCAATCAGCATCTTGCCCTGTACAGATCCCCAAAACTCGTAGGCATCAATCAGCTTGGAGGGATTCTGAGACGCGTAGCTCTCTTTGCCCTCAGCCACAGGCTTATCCGTATCAATCTGCACCAAATCACGGAGCCCCGTCTGCCCGTAGTCCTCCAGCACGTGATTAATAGCTTCTGCACTATATCCCTCCACATCACGAAGAGATACCAATTCGGAGCGTGAGAGCTTGTGCCGCTCAATCAGATACCCATCATCTACGCCCGTAGAATCCGGTGCCGGATAGATGTTGAACGGGTCTACCCGTTCCCACTCAAGCTTAAAAGTGTCCTGCACCTCCACTGACGGGTTACCCTCGGCATCCTTCGCCCCCCACTTCAGCTCCGGACGCACACGCACCACGGGACCCTTCAGAATAGCCGCCGGGAAGGTCACGAGGTCATCCACGAAGGCATCCATCGCCTCCGGGAAGTGCCCCTCAATCAGCTGGTCCTTCATCTTTAGGGACATCCGCTCAGCGCGCTCCTTTGCCATCTCCTGCATCTTTACGAACGCCTGGTCTTTCAGCGCGAGCTGTGCCTGCATAATCTCGAACTGCGATGGGTAAATACCCATCTTCATGTCTTTCTCAATCAACTCAGCGGTGTACTTCACGATTGAGGCTTTTACGTTGTCATCGACGTCCGCGACCGGTGTGGGCTCACACGACCACGGCATCTGACTTATAGACTCTCTCAACCACGCCCCGGCACTGCGGCACTTGTTGCTCGTAATCATCATGTAGATGAGCGCAGAGTGCTGAGCGGCGAGTGCCTGCTTCATATCCGGGTCATACTCACCACGACGCTGCCTAAGGCTCTTCAGCATCCGGGGCTCAACGGTCGCCTCTTTCGCCGTACGCGCCTCATCCCACCGAGCCTTGATATACCCAGCAAGCGCCTGAATCACTGGAGAGTTGCCCGCCGACAGCCCCTCCGCTTCCTTCGCCCGCTCATCAGCCTCAAGCTGAGACGCGCTCCGCATCTCCAGTATCCCACCAACATTAGTTACACCAGGAGCCTCTGAATTCCCAATGTGCATCATCCGGTCGGGGGCCACTCCCCCCATGGGGATCGCCTGCCGTTCCCTCGCAACCAGCGGCTCTACAGCCAGATAATCTTCTTCGCTTCCCGCAGCCATTTGTCCCTCTCGCTAAACATAGACATAAGGTGACCGGACTACCGGGAGCACCGTGTTGTTCCTCTGCGACCGGTTAAAAACCCCGCTCGCGTCCGCATGTAAGCAAAGATACTGAAGCGCGTCTGCCATATCAGACCACGGGTGAGTCTTATCTGGCTTATCCTCCAGCTCTCCATCCTTCCTCGCCCGGTACCGATACTTCGTCGCCATTGTTGATATCAAATCTTTGCAATGCTCGGGGTCTATCAGTAACCCGGCTTTCCCGTCAACCATCCTTGTCAGATACGCGTCAACCGCGGATATGCGCGGCTGTATCGCGTTCGTCGACGCCATGCGGACACTGAGACCTTCAGATCGAATTATATCAAGAACTGTCCTCTCATCTGTCTGCGCTCGTGTGTTTGCCGCAGGGTCAATCACTAACAGCGCTGGCTGTCCCGGGAACCTATTACTCAATATTGGCTTCACCTTCTCACGGATAAACCTCAGCGCGCCCGACCCCTCCGCGTAACAGCAGTCCAGCAACATAAGCCTGCCATCAGGCATGCACTGACCAAATACAGCGGCAGGATGAAGAGCAGCGTCAACCCCCACAATAATAGGGTAGCTGCTGCTGTGTAAATAATGGAGAGGCTCTTTCGCAATATGTATGTCCCGGTTGAAAGACCGGTACACAGGCTGGCCAGCAAGCGATTTCCCAAACTTTCCGTGAACATAAACATCAACCCAATCCTCGTCATGCGTCGCTACCAACTTGTCATAATAGTCCGCCGGCAGATACTCCAGCCAATCGGCATTTGGTGACATGCCCGAAGGCTGAATAGTGATACTCGTCCCTTCCGGTGGGTTCGAGATAAACTCCTCCCAAAACGTATCAGCGTCCGGCGGGTTCGATGCCCCCCAGAGGTGGTAATTCGGCTTCCCTTCGTCCGTCACACACCCACCTATCGGGTTCCCTCGCTTGTCCTTACCCCACTCCTCCCGTGGGAGCACCATCGTCTTATCCGGATAACGACCAAGACGCCCTTGCAGTGCTTCAAACACGTCCTTGTTGATCTCCCGGAACTCATCCATGAAGCCAAAGGACAGCTGTAATGACAACAGCCGCCGAACGTCGTCTGAGTCGTCCAAACCTCTGAACAACACCTCACACTCAACGTCCCCAAACTTCAACAGAAACTTCGCTTCGGTCTTGTTCCAAACCCCCGCGACACCCGGCGGAAACCACTTCATCAGGTCCGGAATCGTTGTATCAAACAACATCTGCCTCGTGTTTCGCACCACACAGCACCGGCTCCGCCGTATCCCATCCTCACACGGTGCCATCCGGCTCGCGTGGTAGGCGATTTTCATGATCGAGGCGGCCGTCTTTCCTGAACCATACGGCCCCATCACAAGACTAATCAGGGCGTCTGATACAAAATACGGCACCAAACTCTTAGGTGGTTTATATGTTGTCATTGCAGTGTCTCACAGCTAAGCCCAGGCTCTACATCACTTTGCCCTCTCAAGTACCGCCGCAGCTCACTGTTCTCATCCGCGAGCCACCCACGGAACACTTCCCGCGCCTCGTCGTTATCAGGCAGTAACAGCGTCAGCGGTGTTGCTGTGTGCCCCTCAGACTCAAACACCGCGTAGCTATCCTCCAGAAACACCTCAAGGTCACTCACCGCGTCCTCATCCACCCCGGACACCTGCCCATCCTGCATCTGTACCAGCGCGATCACCGCCGGATACACCTTACCTTCACGCTTTCTCATCTCCACCCTCCACAAGATCCAGCTCATCCAACGCTGCCCTCGCCTCATCGGCCATCCTGTGACAATCTAGCACGTATTCCTTCGCCCTCGGATCCGGGTTCCCTTTCTCTTTATCCACCTCAGCGAGGAACACTTCTATCAACTCGTCAGAGGTCAGCGTCTTCTTCACATCCAATGGACTAAACCCCTTTGTCATCGTGCTTCTCCTCCTTACCCTTCTTTGGCGCGTCCGCCGGAATGTCAAACACCACCTCGGCGTCCTTCACCGCTTCACCCCCGGCAATCCCTGATAGCGCGTCTTTCTTCGCCACTTCCCCCGCGGTCAGCGCTTCTCTTGTCATCTCCGGGAGCACAATGTTCACCTGAAACCCATTCCCCGTCGCCTGCACGTTCGCTTTCGGCACCAGGTCCGCGAGCCCGCTCACCACCTTCAAAAACTCCGTCGTCTCTTTTAATGGTGTCGTCGGATCCAGTGCCTTCGCGTACGCCGTATCCATCACTTTCTCAGCGATGATGTGTGCCTTGCCACGGAACATGTCCCCGTTCTTATCAAGCTCCGCCCGGCTTTTCTTCACCGCTATCTGAAACGCTTTGAGCTTCTCAATCTCACGGTACTCCG